GTGCCGGATATAGATGTGCGTCTGGTGCGTCTGGATCAACGACGGAGCTCAGCACCATGTCCGAAGGCAGCGTGCTGCCGGTCAGCGTGCCATCTGCCGTTGCGCGAGCATCGGAGAATATTATGCCAGCTGGTGTGCTGTGATCGGTGTTGTCGATCAACCTCCATGCCGCATTGGTGCCATCATAGCGATAAGCCGTGAACACCTTGCTGTTGGAGGTATCAACCCAGATATCGCTGTCAACCAACGCCGCCCCAGTGCTCTGGGATATCGGTTGGCTGGCGCTGAGTATCGGACCATTGACGTCGGTTCCCGGGAACACCTCCCTGTAACCCAGCCATACCTGCCCGTCGCTGACCATGAAGTCATACCGCAGGTTGGTGCTGTACCACAGCGTGCCGTCCTCTGGAGGGCCGCTTGGTGCCAGTATGCTCGGGACGTAGTCCAGTTGGCTCCACACGGCGCTGGAGTTGGTCGTACCCTGCCATATGTAGAGCATTATGCTGGCCATGTTGACGTCATAGCGTGCATATATGCTGCCCAGCTGCTTGTTAGCGCCAAATCCGGCGTCAGCGTATGCATCGCTGGAGTACAGCGGGACATACTGGGTGTTTGGATTGCTGTTCTGGCGAACCCATGCACCATTGACGTACCTGTTGACCGCGAGGTTGACACCGCGATCGGTTGAGGTGGTGTTGATCCAAACGTTGGTGGGTGCTACCTGTGATAGATTGCTTGGCACCGTCAGCGTTGGGCCGTAACCCTGGTAAACCAGTGACCTTCCGTATGTGATGCCGGTCATTATGCCGCTGCTGTCCAGCGGCGTTCCGACCACGTCTGTGAGACCAAACTGGGTTCCGTTGCTGTTGGTTATCTTCAGGTAGTTGCCCGTCGATGTGGTCACTATGCTCGCCACTATGGCACCGCTTCCGCTTGGCGGGAAGGCAGCGTTGATGGCGTTGACCACACCCGATAGCGTGTTGTTGGGGTATGCTGGCACCACGATCGTGACCGGAACACCCGTGCCAGGATCTATAGTGAAGGCATCTCCCGATAGGTAACCAGCCGTTAGGTTAAGCGTGGCTCCCGTGCCAGTGCCGCCGCTGGTGGTGGCTCCCAATGGATTTGGATATTGCGTGTATGAACCAGGGGACAGCACCGATACGGTTCCCGCACCCCAAACCAGGTTGAACGTCGCATTGCTGCCGCTTCCGGTGTGGGTGGTTGGTGCCACAGGATTGCTTGGTATGGATCCGCCGGTGTACTGTCCAGCCTGCGTGATCTGCACCGATTGTATGACGCCTCCGGTGGCCTCTGTGACGGTCAGTATCACGGCGGTCGTGTAGCTGCCACCGCTGAACGTCAGGGTGTCACCTTGGTTGTAGCCGGTGCCTCCGTTGGAAACCGTGACGTTGCTGCACTGCAGGCTGGTAACGGTGACGTTGCTGGCCGTGGCGTAAGTGCCACCTAGAACGGTCAGTATGTCGCCGACCAGATAGTTCGCACCGGGAGCGTTCACAGTCGCGCTGCTGGTCAGCAGCGTTGCCGCGTTGTAGGTTGGGTTCGGGAACTGACCTTGCACGCTGTTGTAGTAATATGTCGTTGAGCTGATGCCAGCGTTGCCGAGCGGGGTGGTCAATGCGCTTGGATTGGTGCTGACATCCCTGATCTGTATGCTGGTGCCGTCATAGTTGGTGATCCTCAGGTAGCTTGACCTGCCCACCGTGTATATGCTAGCGAGGGCGTTTATGCTGTTGGTGTTGAGCACCGTGTTTATGGCGGTGACCATATCTCCCAATGCCGAGCTGGTCAGCGTTATGGTGAAGGTGGTTGAATCGCCTATCTCAAGCGTGAATGATTGTCCAGATACCAGCGCTGTGGGATTAGCCACCGTACCGGTTAGCACACGCGGAACGGATTCCGTCCAAGCCCAACCCGGGTAATCAGTGTCAACGCTGCCTACCTGCATCCAATGCGCGGTGGTACCGGTGCTGGTGGTAACAGGGACCTTCTCCCAGATGTTGTTGCTGGGCTCAACGTTGCCGTTGGTGATGCTGTATGCATCAACCGCGTAGTTTCCGGCGGTGCCAAACGCATGCGAGGGTGCTATGACCGGGGTCGGATATGCAGCGAGGCCCAAGGTGGTCAACACAGCGTCGTCGCTCGAGCTGAGGTCTGGTGACCAGTTTATGTTGGTTGAGGTTAGCCTTAGGCTGAACACATCCCCATATGCCGGGCTCAAACCAGTGGCGTTCAGAGCATACTTCTCCACGCGGGCAAACACGCTTGCGGTTATACCCATGTTGGCCAACGTCTGGCTGAGGTTGATCTTGCTGGCGACGGTGGTCAGGCTGTCACCTGTTGACAGGCTAACGGTGACACCGTTTATGATGAGGTTACCGTTTGATGCTATCAGGGATGCGCTGCTGCTGGTGATCTTGCCACCGAGGTTGGCGGTGTAACCCTGCACCATGGCTTCCAGATTGGCGGCCGTTGATATGATAAGCGGGGTTTCAGCCTGCCATGCATATGCGCTGTTGATGTTACCGTTCGAACGGAATATGCCCCAAGAGGTTTGGCTCAGATCCAACCAGTATTTGCCATCGGCTATCGGACCAACCGGAGCGGTTGAGCTCGGTGCAAGCTGCGCTAGGTCGATGTCCGCACGCAGCGCGTATGCAGTGTTGGCTATGCCAAGGTATTGATAAAGCGCAAACAACCCAAGCTCATTGAGCTCGTTATCATACTGCGGGCTACCCGATACCGTGTAGAAGTTTGGTGATCCAAAGGTCGTGAGCACGTCCCTTTGGCTGGTTAGAAGATACAGGTTACCAGCATTGCTGGTCAGCGTGCCCGGTGCTATGGTGGTGTTGCTACCGCTCTGCAGCTTGTTGGCTGCGGTGGCGAAAACCACCATCGGGACAGTTCCCGGACCCGACGAAGCATATGCGCTCTGGTCGGTTACCGTAACTGATACGCCTGGTGATACTAATGTGGCCATGTCTTTACCTCTCTGAGAAGATGTTCACTGTGCTTTTATTTATCGGGACCTGGTTGTTTGGGTGCACTCTGAGACGTCTTGCGATCGAGGGGAGATTGCGTTATCATTTAGTGAGAGGTGTAACATGATCATTGGTATATGCGGTTTGATTGGCAGCGGCAAGGGTACCGTTGCTGACATCCTAGAGGATGGATACGGTTTCACGAAGATGAGCTTCGCCGATAGCCTCAAGGATGCGGTGTCCTCGGTCTTTGGATGGCCCCGGGCCATGCTAGAGGGGGATACGGTTGAGAGCAGGGAGTGGCGCGAACAGATCGATGCATGGTGGGCAAACAGATTGGGGATCCCCCATCTCACGCCAAGATGGGTGTTGCAGTATTGGGGCACAGAGGTCTGTAGGCAGGGATTCCATCCGGACATATGGATAGCCAGCATGGAGCGCAAGCTGCAGATGGCTGGTGATTTCGTCATACCAGATCTGCGGTTCCCAAATGAGGTCAGCATGGTCAGGGAGATGGGCGGCAGCGTCTGGCGCGTCAAGCGCGGCGACGATCCCGAATGGTTGCTCAAATACCAATCCCACAACATCATACCAACCGACATACATCCCAGCGAATGGGAGTGGGCCACCAGCAGGTTTGATGAGGTGGTGTTAAATAACGAGACGGTGGGAGTCCTGCATGACAGGGTCAACACGCTGCTGATCCAATCGAGATGACCAAATCATGATCATCAATGACGATATATTGCTGGGTTCTGACCCCAACGGGCTAGCCGGCGCCTTCGCCGGTGATGCCGCTAGGAACGGTCACAGCGTGGCATATCTCGCCGAACCCGATGGCAACACGAGATCCAAGCTGAAGTTTGATGCGTTCAGGCTTAGCCCCAGGAGGATGATAGAGTCCAACAACTATCTGCTGAGGGCTAACAAGAGCATACACAGATCATGGCCGACCGGCGACACCGCAACCAACGATCAGCTGCGCAGGGATGCGTATCTGGTGCGTTGGTGCCATAGGGTTTACTCGGTCGGTCTCTTCACCGATGATGCCAGCCTGCTCAAGATATCGGGTGACATGGCATGGCCGGCACAGATATACGTTGATAGGTTCCTATATGATAGGGAGCCCATGCGAGATTGCGAGCTTTACATGTTTGACATGAAGAGCGAGAGCTGGTTCCACTGGAACACCTGCTGGACCCGCATCAACGACATACCAAAGCCCAGCGGCGTGTACGCCGTGTTGGGTAGCGATCGCATCAGCAGGGCTGCGAAGGCTGCGATAGATCAGCTTTGGTATTAGGCATTAGCCTATTATGACCCCAAGCGGCTATAAATAAGATGTCGGTCACGATGTTGACGCATCTACCGACTCTATGGCGCATAGGGAGCACACAGCATGAATATTTATAAACAGCCTAAGTCTAGGCCTAAGAATAATCTCCACAGAAAGATCTGGGAACAGCACTGCGGCCAGATCCCTGTAGATTGTAATGGGCGTACATATGACATACATCACATAGACGGCAACCCGCATAACAATGATATATCAAATCTCAAGGCAGTGTCTATACAAGAACATTACGACATACATCTAGCACAAGGTGATTGGTCAGCGGCATTGCTAATCGCAGAGCGGTTAAGTAAGTCTCTGAACGAACTTGCAACGCTGTCATCGTTAGCTCAGAAACAGAGATTGGCCGAAGGTACTCATCATTTCGGCAATAGCGAGTGGCAACGGCAGAACCAATTAAACAGGGTTGCTAAAGGTACACATCCTTTCATTGGCGGTGATATACAACGCGAATCTAATAATAGATTGGTCAAAGAAGGTAGTCATAATTTCCAAGGTGACAGAAGTCCATCTAGACGAATGGTTGCAAACGGTACCAGTCACTTATTAGGAGATCGGAATCCAAGCAAATTAAAGTTAACATGTCCGCATTGTAATTTAACAGGTGGTGGTAAATCTGCTATGTTCAAATGGCATTTTGATATGTGCAAACAGAATCCTAATCGAATTGCTAAAATTATTAAATGCAATCATTGCGGGTTAGAAAAAGAAGATACACCGGCAATGAGACGAGTTCATTTTGATAATTGCAGACATAAACCTTAGCCAATTATGACACCAAGAGGTACGCCATTGTCTATGTAGAGGTCTATGTCCTTCTCCAGCTTTTCCATCATGGCCACGGCCTCGGTCTTGAGCTCGTTGCCTTTGAGGGTCACACCGCCTTGCGGTCCTGCCAATCCATTGGTGTACTTGCTATAGGCCTCGCCTAGCATCTGCTTGCACCACGCCAGAGTGTAATCGCGTATCCACGGTCGAGCATAGGGATCTTGCAGTATGGTCTCATCCGGTCGATACATGTAGCACCATATGACCAATGCCTCGCCTCCGGTGGGCTTGCGGACTATGCTGAGTTTCTTGGTCACAGTGTCAAACGTGAAGTTGATGTCGCGTCCAAACATGCGTCCCGCTTGGTCTAGATACTGATAGAACAGCTCGTATGTGAGCAGGCCGGCTGTGTAACCGCCGCCGGCGCCTGCCTGCAGCAGATACATGTTGGTGTATGCCAAGGAGAACGGATCTAGCTGGGTGCCGCCTGTGGTCTCGCCCGTGCCGCGCCTGAACAGCTGTCTAACGCTGATCACGTTCTCAGGTAGATAGTATTCGGTGACCTCATACTGCAGGCTCAGGAACATGTATGATTCCAGATCGGCGTTACCGCTGCGCTGCCTGTACCTGTCAAACGACAGATCCAGCGCCGTCTGGTAATGCTCGGGATCAAGTTCGATGTCAATGAGCCCGCCGCCCAGCATGAACTTAACCTCGTTTATGATCTTCTGTCTGTATTCTATCGCCATGGCACGTTACCTCGTGCTATATTTATAGGCGAAGAAAAGGCTCGCCGACGGCGAGCCTGTCTGATTGACGTTGAGATGCGTTACTTGAACACCTTGACGATCACCATGTCCTTGCTGATGCGACCGTTGACGGCATGTGCCTTGCCGTTGACGTACTTGTCCATGATCAACCTGATGCGCCTGCTGTTGATGGCATCGCGCATGCTCTGCAGCACGGTCTTTGGCTTGCGCAGCGTCTTGGCGAAGCTCAAGGTCTCATCATAACCCGTGATCTTCGTACCCTTGATGCCGAGCTTGCTGCCGTCAGCGGCCAGATACATGATCGCCTTGCGATTCTTGGTGTTGTAGAGCAACACCGTCGTGGCACCCGGGATCATGGCAGGATTGATGCTGACGGTGTTGGTCGTCACGTCGATGTTTTTCACCGTGACACCCGCGGCAGCCTTCTGGCTCTTGGCATCCACGTTCTTATGCAACCTAGCCACCGTGGCGTTACCGCTGAATCCAGCTAACACGTTGACGATCAGTATCAATGGTTCGATGGTGGACACAACCTCTGGATTGTCGCGCTCGCCGATGGCGTCAGACATGGTCTCCCTGAAGTGCACATAGAGCTTCTTCAGCTGCTGACGGTTGGGGTTGATGCGACGCAGCCGATCTGATACCAAACGCTCGATCTTGGTCTCATCGTCGGCATGCTTGCAACGCACGGCGTCGATGAAGCTGTAGAGATTGACGTACTCGACGACCTTCTTCTGGCGGCTGTCAAGCTGTCGTTCCTCATCCTCATCCTCGACCTCAACCTCTGGTTCCGGCACCTTTGACAGCAGCTCCGATACCTTCACATCAAACCAACCAGCAGTCTCCGCCGTTGGCTCGGCGCCTTTGTTGATGAGCAGCGCCACGCGGCCCAACGTCATGTAGTGCCATGCCGGAAGCTTAGATACCGCCGCGGCGTTGTCCGGGTTTGATCGTCCCATCCATTCAACGAAAGCGGATTTGAGGTTCTCGGATTCAACCTCGAGGCGAGCCCAATCCATCGCATCCTGCCATGCCTTGGCATGGTTATCGATCGACGGTCCAATTGACGCAAAGTCTGGAATCCAAGTGTTTACAGCCATGTGGGCCTCCTGTTTCAAACGCTATAATAGCATCTAGAGAAACCCTGTCAACCGGAATCTCACCGAAAATCCGCTTGTATTTCAGTGGTTAACGGGTTTGATGTAGGTTCATGACCGCACCGCGCCCGTACTGCTGCTCAAGCAGCAGCCGCGCATGGTTGGTGTTATCGCTGCGGATGGTGACCTTGATCAACCCGGATCCCATGCGGATGGTCGCCTCATACATGTTCATGTCCAAACTCCTCGCGGTTCGTCATGATGACTATAGCATGCATCTCCGGCATGTCAACCGTTCGATACCAGCATTTAAGGTCGCTAAATAATGGGCATAGATGAGGATACCAAGATGCCACCATTAACCCTCTGGAAGGGTGTAAACGTAAAGACCAACGATTACAAGTTCATCGACCGATCGGTCGGAGAATACTTCAGGATCAGCGGAACGGAGATCTGGGTGCACAAGTATCTCGGTCCCGCCGCGGCATCAGGATCGTCGACCGCAGCCGTGCCAGAGCTGCAGATACAGGATCTGCTCAACATGGAGATCAGGGATCGCAAGTATGATCCAGACATCTACAGCCTCAAGGGGCACTACACCGTCAGCGACACGGAGTTTGACCTGCGACAGTTTGGGTTGTTCCTCAGCAACGACACGGTGTTCATGACCTTCCATCTCAACGACATGGTCAACAGCATAGGACGCACCCTGATGAGCGGCGACGTCATAGAGGTGCTGCATAGGCGAGATGACCTCGTGCTGGGATCGGACGTTAGCATCAGCAAATACTACGTGATACAGGAGGGCACGCGCCCTGCGGAGGGTTGGAGCCCGACGTGGTGGAACCACATGTGGCGAGTCAAATGCACACCAATAACCGACAGCCAGGAATACAAGGACATACTCAACCTACCGGCCACAGACATCAACGGCGATCCGGTTCCCAACGCCAACGGTCATGGCACGGTGACCTTGAGCGATCTCATCAGCACCTACAACACCGAGATATCCAACAACGATGCCGTGGTGCAGCAGGCCACCAATGAGGTGCCGTTCCGCAACCTGCAGAGCGCACAGTTCTACATCATACCAAGGAATGCGGACCAACCGGTGAGCATATTGATCAGCGACGGCATACCCCCAGACGGCAGCAAGCCCGTGCCCAGCGGCACATCGTTCCCAACCGAACCCCTGATAGGAGACTATTTCCTCAGGACGGACTACATGCCAGCCATGCTGTTCAAGAGGGAGAAGGGTCCCGTGACCGGTTCGGGGATATGGGTGAGGACGGAGGTGAACTGGAGGACCAGCTGGACTCCGGCCAACGTGCTGCTGAGCAGCTTCATAAACAACACCACGCAGACCACGCTGCAGGATGGCAGCGTGATACCAGAGCAGCAGGATATCAGGACCACGCTTCAGAGGAAGCTGGATCCAGACATCATATAAGGAGATACGGAGATGGGGTTCGATTTCAATTTCAGCGTTGATGTTCTACAGCAGGCCATGCCGCGGCTGCCTGATTCAGACGGATGGTTTGAATCCATGGACAAGCTTCTGCCGCTTTACAACATCACCAGTGCCATAAGGGTGGCCATGTTCCTCGCACAGACCGGGCACGAGAGCGGCGATTACAACGAGATAGAGGAGAACCTCAACTACAGGGCGACAACCCTGCAGGAGGTGTTCCCGCGCTACTTTAGGGATGCGGATCCCAACGATTACGCGCATCAGCCAGAGAAGATAGCCAACAGGGTCTACGGCGGACGCATGGGCAACGGCGACGAGGACAGCGGAGATGGATGGAAGTTCCATGGCCGCGGCATACTGCAGATAACGGGCCACGACAACTACGCCGCATGCAGCCAAGCCATATACGGTGACGATAGATTGCTTGATAACCCTGAGCTCCTGTGCGAGAAGGATGGGGCAGTGGCATCAGCATGCTGGTTTTGGACCAACAGGCACCTAAACGAATGGAGCGACCAGGAGAACGTCAAGGAGGTCACCCGCAGGATCAACGGCGGGTTCATAGGGCTCGCCGATCGCGAGCAGAGGTATCGCAGGATACTTGGATCCATCGGACAGTGATGGGATGTATGGCATAACAAAGGCATCAGCAAGGACACAACACGCATGCAATTCTGGTACACCGAACAGCTTCGCAACTACAGGCTGCAGTTCATACGGGCATTCTCAAATTTCTACGTGCAGACAGGGCCCGACAGCAGCGGTGCGGTCACCCTCAGCCAGGTGCCATGCAGGTACGGCGATGTGTCGAGGATAGCTGCCACCATAGTGGCCGGCAACTCGGAGAACAAGGTGCCGCCCGTGCCGTTCATCACATGCACGGTCACGGGGTTGGCTATGAACGCCTCGCGCAGGCAGGACCCAAACTTCGTGGGCACCATACAGGTGACCGAGAGGGAGTACGACGCCGAGAACAATCGCTACCTACAGAACCAAGGTAACAAGTACACCATCCAGAGATACATGCCCATACCTTACGATCTGACCATGCAGGTTGACATATGGAGCAACAACCTCCAGATCAAGGAGCAGATACTGGAGCAGATACTGACCCTGTACAATCCAAGCATCGAGATACAGACCAGCAACAGCAACCTCGATTGGACGGTGATCAGCCTGATAGAGCTCGAGGAGATAGCATGGAGCAGCAGGAGCATACCCATCGGCACCGATAATCCCATAGAGGTCACCACCCTGACGTTCAAGGTGCCGATATGGATAAACCCACCCGCCAAGGTGAAGAAGCAGAAGCTGATCGAGCAGATAATAACCAACGTGATCAGCGGCATCAAGGAGGTCCCCGAGCAGTGGGATTGGAGCGAATACGAGTTCTTCAGCCGCAAGATCACCACGCCCGGCGACTTTGACATAGCGCTTAGCTGGACAGGATCGTCATACAGCGCGAGCCTGACGGGAGGCAACGGCGATCCATCTGACCCAGATGGCAGGCCCACGATAACGACCGGCAAGCACAATCCAACCATGACCGCCGGGACGAGCTTCGCCTACAACGGCATCACCATCAACATAGCGGATGCAAGCCTGGAAGGGGTGGTGTCGGCCTGCCGCGCCGCGTTGGCTGGCACCAAATACCAATGCCAGATCTACAACTTCGATCAGATACAGTTCACGAACTGGACGGCCGGAGACAACGTGTTCGCCAACGTGGTTGGGCAACCCGTGCAGGACATGGGATTGCTACCCACCTCATATCCCGGCGGTAACCTAAGCTGGCCCAGGCTGCTGGAGGTGTATGGCAACATAAAGCCATATGCGGCATACGGCACCAACGCCAGCCAGCTGAGGATAATCACCGACATAGAGGATTCAGACCTAGACATAGTGGGGTGGATCGACCTTGATCCGGTGGATCAGAATCTGCTGACCTGGACCATGGACCAGCAGAGCTTGCCAGGCACCACCCTGGCTGCGATAAACGCCATCGTCGACCCAAGCAAGGTCGGACCCGGATATGGATTGCCGCCGGCCGTGACGGGGCAGCGATACCTGCTGCTGTCAGCTCCAACGCAGAGCAGCACGTCTTGGGGAGATTTCAGCAGCACAGCGGTGAACGGCAACGACATAGTGGAGTTTGACGGGCAGAGGTGGAACGTGAGCTTTGACTCTGTGGCCAACGTTGGCACCAAGCAGTACGTGATCAATCAGTTCAACGGCAAGCTGCTGTCGTGGAAGTCCGGAGAATGGTCAGAGTACATATCGAGATCATATGCGCACGGCCAATGGCGCTTCAGCCTGTGATACCATAAATATCAGATGCTACGCGAAGAAGAACGCATACGAGACATCAACGCATCCGAGTTTGAGCGGGTGTTCACTCCTGACATACGCAAGGTCGTCAAGACCATACGAGAGTATGGGTTTGATCTCAGGGTGGTAGGCGGGGCCGTCAGGGATTTCCTGAGGGACACTCCGCCACGCGACATAGATTTCGCCACCGACGCGGATCCCAGCGAGCTGATATACATCCTGCAGCTGGAGGGCATAGATTTCGATGCCAAGGGCATAGGGCACGGCACGATCAAGGCAAGGTTCGGCGACGACAAGATAGACATAACCAGCATGACCTACAAGCTGGGATTGGATGATCACAAGGTCAGGATAACCAGGAGATCGACATGGGAGCAGGATGCGCTGTCCAGGGATCTCACCATCAACAGCCTGATCATGGACCTAAACGGCCGCATATATGATTACGTGGGAGGTTTGGACGATCTCGCCAATGGCGTGGTTAGGTTCAACCCAGGTACCGCAGAGCATATCGGGGAGGACCCGCATCTCATCATGCGTTGGTTCAAGGCTCTGGGATACTTCAACCATCCAACCTGGCCAAAGAGAGACTGGGATGCCATACGAGAGCATCTGCCCTTGCTGGCCAAGATACGCGACGACGAGAAGACCGCAAAGGAGATAACCTCCATAATGCAAGGCATGAACGCCAGCAAGGTGCACGGCATGATGTGCCGTTCCGGTGCCGCTGAGTACCTAGATTTAACTTGCGACTGAACATCTTCATAGGGCAAACTCAGTAAACTAACCTGGGTTTACGGCATGAAGAAAGATCTCATAATAGGCTGCTACACCAACTATGATTGGGACAAGATCAAGTTCTGGGTCAACAGCATAGACGCATCCGGTTTCACCGGTGACAAGGCCATGGTGATATACAACAGCGACGTGCAGACGGCGCAGATGGTGGCCAACAAGGGTTTCAAGATATTTGGCTTCAACCAAGATCCCGTTACTGGTAACCTGTCGTATCCCGGACAGCTGATCGTGGTGGTGCAGCGATTCCTGGATCTATATCGCTTCACCGGGACCATGGATCTGTCGCAGTACAGATACATCATACACACCGATGTCAAGGACGTGGTGTTCCAGACCAATCCCAGCGATTGGCTGACCGAGAACATGGGCGATGCCAAGATACTGGCCAGCTGCGAGAGCTTGCGCTACAGGGACGAGCCTTGGGGCAACGAGAACATGGCCAACAGCTTCCCGATGGTGTACGAGACCATCAAGGACCAACCAATATGGAACTGCGGCGTGCAAGCAGGCGATCCAATCGCGCTGCGCGACCTCTGGCTCAACATATATCTGGCATCGGTGGGCAGCCAAGCGACCAGCAGGGTCTACAACCCAGACCAAGCGGCATACAACGTGCTGATGAACATGGATGCCTACAGGAGCATGGCGAGATATGCCATGAGCGAGGATGGATGGGCATGCCAGGCGGGCACGACCATCGATCCTGCCAAGATAGCTGATTTCAAACCACATCTGATAGAACCGCAACCAATCTGGAAGGATGGGTACGCATGCACGTCAACAGGCGTCAGGCATGCCATACTGCATCAATACGACAGGGTGCCAGGTTGGAGATCGGTGGTTGAGGGTAGGTATTCCTGATGCAGATAGATCTCAACACCCTGTATTCCAGGGAGGATGCTTTCATAAAGTCGCTGCATAGGCCCAAACCCTATAAGCAAGGGCGCAGCATAGTCACCACATGCTACGACAGGGAGATACCAGGCACATGGGTCTTGCTGTCAGAGCTGAGGAGATTGCACTGCGGTCTACCCATCGAGGTGTTCCACAGGGCCGGAGAGCTCAGCGACGACCAGATAGCATTGCTTGAATCCGCCATACCGGGGCAGGTTACGGTCAAGGAGATCAAGGGCAATGCCAAGGACTTCGTGAGCCGCTACGGCCACACGCACGGATGGTCATGCAAGATATACGCGCTGACGGAGAGCGAGCACGATGAGAACCTGTGGATCGATGGCGACAACTATCCCACACGCAACCCAGAGTTCCTGTTTGACGATCCTGAATATCTGGCCAAGGGCAGCCTGTTCTGGCGAGACATGTTCAGCCCTGATTCCGCCAACCAATACGCGGATGGCAGCCCCATGTGGCCCATATTCAACGTTCCGATCAACGACGCCGAACCGTTTGAGGCGGGACAGCTGCTGATCAACAAATCCAAGCGCTGGGCTGAGCTGGCATTGGTCAGATACTACGCCGATAACTGCGAGGTGTACTACCACTTCGGTGGTGATAAGGAGACGTTTAAGTTCGCATGGCAGAGGATGGGCATGCTGGGCAACGTGCATCCCATGCGGATCAACTACCATTCGGATCCAAACGTGCCGTTTGGTTTCATGCCGTACGGTCCGTTCAGCAAGGGTGATCCAAACCAATATCACAAGTGGGGAGGAGGAACGGTCATGGTGCAACGCGACAGGGAGGGCAGGGAGCTGTTCAACCATCGCAACATGCAGAAGCTCAGGCTGGGTTCAAATCCCGTGTACCACGACATAACCAACGAGAAGCATTACCACAGCCACATAGAGGCTCTGGCCAAACGCATGGGAGCGTGACATGGTCGACACCTGCTCAACCGTTAGATACCAAGATTCTTGGGGATTCAAGAGGGAGCCTATCAGGCCGGAATCGCTGCGCCTAGACTACTGCGGCGGCATGAGATTCGACGATAACTTCGATTGGGACAACGCATGGTATGATGCCCTGCAGATAAACGACAACACGCTGCTGCTGATAGGGGCACCGCTGTACCACGCCAAGGGTTGGATAAACGCCAACGTGTCATTCACGGATCAGCACGGCGGCAGGCTACCCTGCCAGTTCATGGATCTGGATAGGGTATGCTACACGGCGCTCACTGTGGGCGGGCAGCTGAACCACATCGACATGTCAACGCAGCACGAGACCGTTCGCATACCCATCAACCGAGACGACGGTGCGTTCAACGGTCGCAAGGCCATGGTGACGCTGCAGAAGAACAACCCCATACAGTGGATAAGGCAATGGGTGACATACCATCGCAGGGTGCATGGGATAGATGGTTTTCTGATATACGACAACTCCAGCACCGACTACACATCGGCTGATCTCGAGGCTGGATTGGCCGATCTAGATGCCGTCATACGCATAGTGGAATGGCCATATCCATACGGCCCACAGGGCAGCGATCTGGCACCATGGGACAGCGACTACGGCCAGTATGCCATGCTCGAGCACGCCAAATGGCGTTATCTCAAGGGTGCATCCCTGGTCCTCAACAACGACATAGACGAGTTCATAGTCACCGACGGCGTTGACATGGATTCGATGGCGCAACATCTGCGCAATGCGCAGGCACAGTGCCTGAGATACAAGGGTGTGTGGATAGAGCCATACGATGTGGCCAACGGCAGATCCGCTGATGAGGTGCCATTCGCGGATAGGCGCATCAGCGACTACTATTGCGTCGATCCAAACAACAAGAGGGGCATAGGTTACAAATGGATGCTAACACCAAGCATGCAGACCTTGAACTATCAATGGTTGGTGCATCACGTCAACGGCCCGATGTTGGAGAGCAACCAGCTGTTCTATGCCCATTACCTCGCCCTCAACACCAATTGGAGCTGGAAGAGGGATCGGTTTGACGGCGATCCACAGGACCTAATCGTGAACGAGAAATTGCTAGATGGCCTGAGAAGGATGGGTGAGTGACATGAAGCTGCTGTTTGTTGTGCATAGATACTATCCATTCCCCGGCGGAAGCGAGTATTACGTCCAAGCCATGGCGGAGGAGGCCAAGAGGCGAGGTCATGAGGTGGCCGTGTTGGCGGGAGAACACCAAGGGGATCAGAACGGGGTGCGGGTCACCAGCGACGGCAACGTGTTGATGCTTAAATGGGATCTGATCATAGTGCACGGCGGGGATGTCGGCGTGCAGGATTTCGTGCTATCCAACGCCAAGAACATACCAAATCCCATGCTATACATGCTGATACTGCCCAGCAACAGCCCCGTGTGCGTGCAGGCGCTGTCGGACTGCTCGTTCATAGGATGGAGCACGTTTGACGACATCAATCACATACGCAAGCACAACGTCTCTGACAAGGCGGTCAGGGTTAGGCACGGCATAAAGCATCACGACAGCATAGGCAAGCCCGGATTCAAGGCCAAGCACGGCATAGAGGGCCGCATGTTCCTGAGCTGCGGGGGATACTGGCCTAACAAGAGGATGAGGGAGCTGGCTGATCTGTTCATCAAGGCGGATATCGATGATGCCGTGTTGGTCACCACGGGATATGACAACAGGATGCAGCTGATGCCCAATCCGGTGCCCGGAAAGGTCATACCTCTGCTGATAGATGACAAGGCGGAGGTGCTAAGCGCCATAAGCGAGGCTGACTGCTACGTCATGCACAGCAGCCAGGAGGGATTCGGACTGGTGCTGCTGGAGAGCATGCTGAACCGCACGCCTTGGATATCCAAGCACATGGCCGGTGCCGCGCTGCTGAAGGGATATGGCCAAACCTATAGCAGGGACGAGGAGCTGATCAGGATGCTGAGAGAGTTCGACCCTGACGGGTTTGATCTCGACAAGGCCGAGGACCATGTCATGACCAACCACCTGATATCGAACACCGTCGATGACATCGAATCCGCCGCCAGGCAGGCCATAAATATGAGATCATAACCACAGGATCTCACTCATGCGCATGCACGAAATCACCGCAAAGCGGATGGTCACTGAAGGTGGCAACGCCTTCAAGGACAGCCAAGGCAACACCCTAACCCAGAGGATAGGCAAGTCAGACATAGCTCCCACCATCAGATGGTTGGAGCACATCACCAACCTACCGTTGATCAACAACACCCTGGGTTCGGTTGGCAAGAGGGAATCCAGCGGCGATCTTGACATAGCCGTCGACGAGAAGGTCATCAGCAAGGATGAATTGGTCAGCAAGCTGTCATCATGGGCCAGCACACAGGGCGGCGATCCCAAGGATTGGGTCAGGAAGAGCGGCATATCCGTGCACTTCAAGACCCCGATAAAGGGAGATCCCGCCAACGGTTACGTCCAGACAGATTTCATGTTTGGTGACGACGTTGAACACATGAAGTTTGGTTTGCATGCGGCGGGAGATGCCAGCAGATTCAGCGGCGCTGATCGCAACCTGCTGATGAGCAGCTTGGCCAAGAGCCTACCAGGGGACATCAAGTACAGCTGGCAGAAGGGTCTCATCAAGCGCAGCACCAGCGAACCCATATCCAAGGATCCGAACGTGATAGCCAGCGTGCTGCTGGGCAAGGGCCACGTGCGAGATGATCTAGACAGCGTGGAAACCATCATGTCAGCGATAGGGGGAGATGCGAGCAGGATGTCTCAGCTGAAGGCGCTGGCATCAAATCTCAGGGATTCAACCGGTAAGAAGCCAGGCGAGGCCAAGGCAGATGCCGAGGAAGCTGATAGGATAGACAGGGCTCTGTCCTCTGTTGGTTAGGCTTTCTTCTCGCGCCCAAGCGCCACGACATCAGGCACATCAACGTCCCTGACATCCCGCTCACCGGATTTGGTTATCTTACCAACCGATAGCTCCTTGGCCTTCACGGCGGCGCGCCGTGCACGCCTCTCTTGGCTATCGGTGAAACTGACCTTCAGGCTCTCATCCGGATCGTCGATCATCTTGGCACCGGTGCCTATCTTGAATCCCAACCTGCCTTTGATCTCGGTGGCGCTGAACGACTTGCCGCTGTAGAACTTTATATCACCGACGAACCTCGGCGGCCACACCAGCTCAAATCCCTTGCACAGCAGATCCTCCCCCTTTACCACGGCGTGGAAATACATCTGCACCACGTTGGCATGGTTGAGCACCTGCTTGACGATGTCCGTGAAATCCTCATCATTGAGCTTGTCCGTCAGCGCCCTGGCGACCGATGCCAGCGCATGCTTGGCGGGATCGTACATGGGGTGGTTGCTGTTGGCTGCATAGTTGCCCATGAGATCGCTTATGGCGGGCGTTGGTTCAAACCTACCTTTATCGGACATCGATAGGCCGGATTTGATCCCTGCGGCGTCGCCGGAATCTATGATCCCCTCGCTGGTTGCCACGTCAAGAACGCCGTCTATCGCGCTCTTGGTCATTATGGTTTTGACTATGTCCCTGAACCTGGATGCCTTGCTGTCATCCCAGAAACCCTCCGGGAAATCATCAGCGTTCTTGTTCATGGCATCGTTGAGGCCCTTGAGGCTGGCCGCCGCACCGCCGGTCTTGGCCTTGGTGCTTATCATGATCTCATAGGGTTTGACCACCAATGAGCTGTCAAACAGTGCCTCAGCCGGATTGGTGTTGTAGACGATCTTGGCTGAACCAATGCTCTGACCCCTGGTCATCACGTCCTGTATCTCCTCCAGGCTGCTGCTGGACTCAAACTGCCCGGTCATCATGGCTATCGGGCTGGCCCATTCGCCCAGATACTTCTGATGCAGCTTGGCGTTGGCCGCACCTCCTCTGATGACATATCCATCCCCCTTGCCGCTGATCAATGCACGGAGGTAATCCTGCATCTGATCAACCGCAGCATCTCCTGCCGTGGGCCTGGCTGCATCCAACAGCGTTGGTACCTGGTTGGCGTTGAGAGGAGAGGATGACCTCACGATCTCAGCCGGCTTAAGGCCGGATCGCTCGCTGGTGCTCACATCCCTGTTCATCACATATCCGCCATGGTTAGGTATGACGTTGGCTGGTATGTTGATCAGCTTGCCCTCCATCCTATTGAGGTCCTTGGTGAACAGCACGTAATGCTCCGGACCTCGCCGGGTATCCATGTTGACAACCATGGCCGATGCCATGCTGCGTATCGGCGTGTTTATCTCGTATACCTTGCCGTCAGCATTGGCCTTCCATTCCTTGAACGCCGACATCATGCCATCAAATGAATCGTAGGCGGCACCCGATTTCGGCAGCAGCGTGAGACCTTTGAAGGTTGCCACGTCTGAACGGTCGGTTGGATCGACATACTCGTCGCCGGATCTGCGTGCCACGAATCCACGGCTCTCATACAGATGCGGGGAAAGATCATGTAATCTCATCTAATGCTCTCAGAAGTTGAACGGTATGACCGTTGGCACGGCTTGGCTCTGCGTCAGCAGGTCTGCTTCGACGGCGTTCTCATCGACCTGGGAGAACACCCAGTTCTGAACGGTATTCTGATCGAGCTGATCGAAAGGTAGGAAGCTGTTGGGATCCGGCGGAGGTGCTGGCACCAAACCGCTGTCCTTGTAATTGTTGCCAACGTCGTCGTAGCCAACGCACTGCCAATTGACCCCGGTGACGATGCTGCCGAGCGTTGTATCGTTGGTAACGACAGCCGGGCCAAATATCCATTGGTAATTCATCTCATGATCCTCACATAGATTGCATGTGTATTTATCTACCCCTAGCAGCTAGGCTGCGACGGTGAAGATCCAACATCCTGCGTATCTCGTCGGTCATGTCATGGCTGGCATCGAGGTAGCCCTGCCACCTGCTGATCCATTCATCGCGCGACCATCTGTGCTGTTGACCCATCTGCCTCTGCAGATCGTGCTCGCTGATCCTCGTGCCTATCTGCAGCTTCCTAGCCACGGCGTCCTCGTTCATCGGAGCGAACCCATGCCAGAATATAACCAGATCCTCCGTGGTCCATCGCTCGAAATGCCTGCCGTTGGGATACCAAACCACATGGTTGTGTGCGCTGCGGCACTTCCTGAAGCTGCTGTCTATGCTGTAGCTGACCCCGATGCTGCACTGCTCTATGAGATCCCTGTGTGGATCATATGCCCTGTCCAGCTGTTCATCAACGGGTACGCTGCACGGTATGATGATCTGCTGCGGCACATCATCCTCCATGGCATCCAACAGGCCGTAATCGCCGTATAGGAATTCGGTGACGTTGAGGCAGATCCTGGCACCGGTGAGGGTGCGTTCGTGGTCAACCACCTCCGAATCTATGTGCTCTATGGGGCCAAACTCGGGGTTCCGGCTGTCGACTATCCGCCATGTGGGGCACATCTCGCGTATGATGTCACAGCTGCGATCGGTGCTGGCGTAGTTGATCATGATGCCATGGTCAAATATCATACCGTGATGCCTCAGCCACCAAGGCAGGAGGTATTCCTCGTTGTAGAAATGGCATATCACGGTCTTGGTGGTCATCAGCGCAGCTCCACGGTGGGGAAGTATCTCAGGAATAGATCTCGGTCAACAGATCTCACCGATTTGATCCTACCTCGTATCTCGTCAAAGAAGTTCCATGCCAGCGGCACGAACATCACCGGATCGTCAACGCTGATCTCAGCCAGGGCATCTATTCCCACTATCGGTGTCATGTTGCCAGGGGCCAGCAGGCCCTGCTTCAGGGGATTGTCATCCACCATCATATCCAAGCGTTCACCGATGCTGTTTAGCAGGGTCATGCCTTTCGCCGCCGCACCATATCCCACCAATCTAACCCCTTGATCACGCATCTCATTTAACATGAATTTAACCTGATGCTGTATGTCCTTGCACCTATCAGAGTATCGCTGATACGTGGCCGCATCATGCAATCCGCTGGCCCTCTCCAATGCGAGGAGATTCATGACCCTCTCTGGTTGAGAATCCACCTTGCCGATCACGAATATCCAGCTCACCCCATGTATGGGGGATTTGATGGCATCGATCAGATGCAGGCCGCTGCGCCTAACCAGCTCGCGCATGCTGTTGAGGGAGAAGAAGCTGATGTGCTCATGGTATATGGTGTCAAACTCATTGTTCAGCACCATGTTGGCTTGGCTGGTCTGTATGAACAGCAGGCTACCGTCGTGCATGACGGAGGCGCAATCCATCAGCAGCTGATGTGGATCAGCCGTGTGTGCGACCACGTTCTGTGCCACCACCACATCGAAGCTATCTCGGGATAGCCTGCTGACGCTGTTGGCGTTGAAGAAGTCACACACCACCTCATGCCTCTCTCGGCTCTGAGGTGCGAGGTTCTCGGCTGGGTCAACCCCATACGTCGCGAACCCCATGTCAGCGAAGCTGTTGAGCTGGCTGCCGTCGTTGCAGGCTATCTCCAACACCGTGGCAGCGGATGTCATCTCCTCCCTGACGAACCTCGCGAACCAATCGAAGTGATCACGCAGAGTCTTGCTGGTGCCGCTGACGTATAGGTATTCCCTGAACAGCAAAGCGGGATCGACAGCCGTGCTCAGCTGCAGGTGCCAGCATCCCCGGCATAGGTTCAGCGCCAATGGGTAAGGTTTGGTGTGCTGCCGTAGGTTGTTGGCCAACGGCTGCTCCATGAGATCCAACACCTGCGTCAGATCATCATCACCGCATGCCACGCATCTGATCAATCGAGAATGGCTCATATCTATACAGATCTCCGAAATCATCGCGCCTGCACACGGCGACGCCTCCGATGTTAGCATACGTGTTCTCCATGAGATTCACTAGATTTACCTTGGGCCTCCACCCGTAATCGCGCCATAGGCTGCCTATGTTGATGGTGAAATCGTATGCGTTGGGAGTGCGAGGTCTCAGATCGTATGCCATCCCCGTTATGTCACGTATGCCGTCGGCTATGCCGCCCATGGTGCTGTCAAAGCTCTTGACGTTGTATATGCCGCTGTGCCACACCGCAGACCTCGCCACGTGCATGATGGCACCAACGGCATCGTCCACCGACAGCCAGCTGCGATGTATGTGCTCGTTGCTGAGGTTGAATCCGCCCTGCCTGTGCGCATCCAGCATCATGTTGTTTATGGCCAGATCGGTCCTGGTGTTGGGGCTGGTGCCACACACGGTGCCAAACCTCAGTCCAACTATGCGCTTGCCGGCCCGCATGTGGCTCTTGGCTATGTCATCGGCTATCTGCTTGGTGGCATCGTAGCTGTTGAGCATCTGATAGCTCTCGTCATCCTCCCTGGCATCAAGCTTGCCTGATCCGTAGACGCTGGCGCTGCTGGCGTATATGAGGCGTTGGTCCGGACCCAGCATGTTCATGATACGCTCGAGGTTCACCACGTTGTTGTACGTGGCACCCCTGGCATCGATCTTGGCCAATGGCACGCTGCTGTGGGCCGCAAGGCACACGATCACATCGAATCCGGAGATGAAATCCTCGGTCAGGCTACACATGTCGACCAGCAGGCTCTTGCCGCGATTTGGACCAAACAGGCATAGGTCGACCCCAACCACATGGCACTCCTCTGACATCACATCCGTCAGCAGCGAGCCTATGTAACCATTGTTGCCTATTATCAATACCCGCATGATCCACCACCGTTTGCCACGATATTTAAGCATGCTTGACGCAACATCCACACCATAAATATCAGATAGGTGTTAAACACGGCGGCAGGCACATGAGAGCGACGGAATTCATATCTGAATCGATAGACATCACACAGCATGTCACCGGGCACCATCACGGGCAAACGGATGTGAGGCTCGAGGCTAGGACCGACAGGGGATTGTCTGGCTACCTCGACTACTCCGTGCTGCACGGGCAACCACAGATAATGATGATACATGCCATGCACAGGCGCGAGGGTGTGGGGTCAGCATTGGTCAAGCATCTCCAGGGTCTATATCCAACCACCGAGATAGATTGGGGTTCCCTAACACCCGAGGGCTCACAGCTGTACAAATCCGTGGAATTCGAGGAGATACCAAACCCGCGTGTGATACGTGACATGAGGAAGCTTGAACAGCTGAAGCAGAAGGAGGCTGGTTACAGGGCGCTCGCCGATGAATGGGAGAGATCTGAAAAGACT